CCGTTAAAGTATATAATAAGTAAATCTTTGAAAGTTTGTTTTTATTGCAACCTCTAAAGCAAATATGTCTGACCATTCTATTGAGGGGATCAAGATAACGGATAGTCGTATCAATGACTTAACCAATGACATGGTTTTTGCCGTATATGACGGAGCATCGCAATTAAGTTGGTTGCTGTCTAATTAAAAGTTAGGCAAGTCTCACTGGAAAATTCGAAATTCGAATTTGTCCGAGGCGACACGTCCAAATTGCGGGAACACCCTGAAGGCATATGGTACTAAATTATAGTAGAAATATTATAATGGCGGCAGGTAACTCTAACCGGTATAGTAAAAATTCATATGTTATAGGGCAATCCGCAGGAAAGTTCCTAAGTCCGTTATGCAAGGATATGGAAAATCTTCAACGACTAAATGCTCGTGGGCTTGAGGGGATTAGCACCCCCTATGATGGCTTAAGATATAGTCTACTCCCAGCCGAGAGGTTGTCTTCCCTATTGAAGAAGGAAGAGCGAGAAATTATAGGAAATGATAATTTCATACTCGTGGTAAGGTATCCGCAACATACCAATCTTTTCCGTTTAATTCGGCTAGTAACAGCTCATTGACGGCCAATATTCAGATAAACTAATTGTCTGTGTCTATTCAAAAGATAGGCAAGTACTGGATTTAACTAATTCAGTGCGACACGTCCAAATTGCGGGGATACCCTGAAGGCATATGGTACTAAGTTATAGTAGAAATATTATAATGGCGATAGTTAACAACTATCGGTATAGTAAAAAGTCATATGTTATAGGGCAATCCGCAACCAAGCTCCTAAGTCCGCTATGCAAGGATATGGAGAAGGCTCAACGACTAAATGGAGGTGGGGTTGAGGAGATTAGCAATCTTCTATGATACCTTAAGATATAGTCTAGTCCTTATCGAGAGATAAGGTTCGCAACGACCTAGCGAATCTATTGTATCAGATGCCAGAGTCCTCTGGAAGTCTGATCTTAATTTAACTATCAACTGTGCAAATGTCCCTGCTGGAACCCAAGCTTTTCAATATGGTTTGACGGATGCCCTTAATTCTTTCCCATTACAATCCCTAATTACTACTGCATCACTCACTGTAAATAATGCCACATCGTCTACAAATTACCAAGATATTCTACCATTTATTAAACTTCTAGAAGATTGCAGTGGTATTGATAAAATGAACTCTACTTCACCTGATTATGTTAACCAATATTGGGGAATGTATTCAGATGCAATTCTTACCAACTCTAACCCAATGGGTTCATATAATGAATCCTCTTATGATAATGCAAGAATCCCAAACGGTGCATACCCTGCAACAATTTCAGTAATTCACTATATTGCTGGAGTTGCTTCTGGGTCTTCTCTTATCTCTACCGCAACCACAGATACATGGACTATTTATGTATCTTTTAAGGGACTAACTGAGCCATTCTTGGCATTAGCCCCATTTACTAACAAAGACTATAACAAGGCCGGTCTTCTTGGAGTAAACAACTTGGCTATGACTTTAAATATTGATGCCGCAGCAAAGAAAGTTTGGACAACTGGAAATACCGCAGTTAATGGCTCTGGCAATGGGTTAAGTAGTTATATTACTGCCATTACTTTGGGAAATCCAGCAAGCAACAACTTGGGCTTCACAAATGCAAAACTATTATTTAATTTTTTAACTTTGACTGATTTGCAATATTCTAAAGTGAGTACAAGATCAATTACTTCGTATTTCGACTATTCCAGATATATCGCTCCTAGCTCATCATCTCCAGTTGTTGCAAGTGGTGCAACCGCATCAGTTTCTTTCCAGAACATCCAATTAAATCAAATTCCACAATTGCTAGTATTTGGACTTAGAGTACCAATTGAGTCGCAAACTTGGGCTTATACTGATTCATTCTTAAAAATTAGTTCAGTTTCTATCACTTTGAATAATGTTTCATCAGTCATTGCAAGTGCCGATATAACCCAGCTCTTCAATATGAATATCGACAGTGGATCGACCCAATCATTCTATTCATTTAATGGGCAAGCAAATGCAATCCAAAATGGCTCTTCAGTCACTGTTCCTACACTCGGATCAATGATGTGCATAAACCCTGCAAAATACCTATGCTTGAACCCTCTATTATCCAACTCCAGTATTGGGCAATTTAACTTGCAAATTAATATTCAATCATTCACAAATCAATTTCCATTCTCAATTCAACCACAAGGGGTCATAATGGTCGTCAACTCTGGCTATTTCGCGACCGAATCAGGCAGTTCTAGCATCTTTACCGCTGTTTTGGATAGACAAATGGTTCTTGACACAAAGTCATCTGATGAGCATCACGACATTATTGATGAGCAACTATATAAAAGAGTTGTTGGAGGTCAAGTCCACTCAAGTTCAGTCGCTAAGATGGCAAAAACGATGGGTCGTAAGAAGAAAGGTAGCAAGGTTTCATCCTCTGAATCTTCAGGTATGGATGTAAGCGGACTAAAACGCCTTTTAGGGAAAAAGAAAAAATAAAGCAATAAAGTTTTAACATAGTTAAATAACAATAAATAATATAATATTTTATTTTTTTATTAAATTTATCTAATTAGATAAATAAATATGTTAATATATAAAGCAATAAAAAATGACAGATTACGGCAAAGGAAAAATTTATAAGATTGTAGTTAATAATACTGAAGATGAATACAGACCTTATATTGGATCAACAACAAAAGAATATTTATCACAAAGATTTGTGCAACATAAAAGCAAATATAAAAAGTCTAAAATCGTCTCTAATATTTTAGTATCATCATTTAAATTATTTGATAAATATGGCATTGAAAATTGTGAAATTGTTTTAATTGAAAATTATCCTTGTGCTACAAAAGATGAACTTCGTGCTAGAGAGAGGTATTGGTTTGATAATATAGAAAATTGTAATATAAATAGACCAGCCATATTTGAGTCAGATAAAAATGAAATGAATATCCAAAAATATAAAAGAGCATTAGAATTACATCCAGAATTTTATAAACAAAGATATCAAAGGCAATTATGCTTACATTTAGACTATAATGAAAAGAGGTATGCAAGAAAATTAGAATTACATCCAAATTTTAATAAAGAACAAGATGCTAAAATAAAACAAAATAAATATACTTGTGAATGTGGTATACATATTAGGTGCGATAGTAAATCAAAACATATCAAATCAAAAAAGCATTTAAATTATATTGCCACAATTGCAATCCAACAAGAAGTTTAATTGCAAATATTAAATATTTTTTTTTGTTTATTCATATTGATATACAAAGCAAAGTTTCACATATAAAATACGAAAAAATGCATTCTATCCTAAGTAATCAACAGCTTATTAATGAAATTAATTCTATTAAAGATAATTATATTCAATCAAGGCCAAAAATGGTAATGAATGTTTTCAAAGGAACTCGCCAACTTGATGGCAGAACAAATAAATATGATCGAGCGGAACAGCCAAAATTTCTTGGTGGTGGGAGTCCAGCATTTAAATCTCACCCATTGGGATATCAACCACCAGGAGGATCTACAGTTGGAGTCGACCCTTTATTTTCTGGGGTTGTAGATAGACCAGTACCAAAAGGCGAAAAAACACCAAGAGGAGGTGCGATGCTAAAACAACATATGCCATTAAATTGTGAGGACTCAGAATCTGATGAGGAAGGTGGTGGATATGGTGATCCTGATAGTTCTGATTATGATTCTGACGACTGCGGTGCTGGTATCGTTGATGATGTAAAAGAAAAATATCATAAAACAAAAGAATATGTTAAAGGTAAAATACCATCTAAGGCTCAAATGACAAAGGTAAGTAATGCTGTATATAAAATGATTACATCAAATGAAGCTAAAGAAATGGGAGTTGGTGCTTTAAAAGTTGCAGTTGCTGCATTAATTGTAGCACAATTAGGGCCATATGGTGCACCAGTATCAGCCGCAGCCAATGCCGCAATTGATACCATGTCAAAAGGTAGGAGAAATTATAACCCATCAGCAGAAGAAATGAGATCGGCGCTTAAAGCAAGGCCAATTAATAGACAATTGACAACAACTAGAGATGATGACGATGATACAACCCCATTAATGCCTAGAGGTGGAAAAATTAAAAAAATTGTTGGAAAAAAAAGAGGAGAGAGCGCCAGGGGTGCTATAGTATCCGAGGTGATGAAAAAAAAAGGATTATCACTTGGCGCTGCAAGTAAATATGTAAAAGAACACAACTTATATTGAGCTCAAATGTATTTTTGTTAAATTATGTCTTTGGATATCATATGTAGCATCTTTACAAGTTCTACCACATAATAAACAAGTATAAATTCCAATGTTATCTTTATATTTTTTTCTAATCTTTTTAATTTTTTCTGGATTATTAATTGCCCATTGTTTTCCATTTTTACGATATTGGTCTTTATTATTTTGATAATGCTCTTTTCCCTTTTGATTATGCTGTTCTTTATGATCTAAATAGTATTCTTGGTTAGTTCTTAATGGAATAACTTTATTAACACATTCATTATTTTGTATATAAAATCTTTCTCTAGTAAATAGATCATTTTTATCTGTAAATTCTAAATCTTCAACCAATTCTATAATAAAATCATCATTTTTAAGAATTTCAAATGCAGTCATATAACCACAGCTAGTTTTTAAATGTTTTTTGTAATATTGCCTATGAGTATCTCTTCTTTTTCCTAATGTTTGAGTTGTAGATCCATAATATATTTTATTTGTTTGATTACAAACTAATTTATATATTTTACCTTTATGCATTTTTAATTCTGACGACATGCCCACCTATATATTTATATATTGTAATGTTTAATACGACATGCGAAAGCATAAATGCGGACTTGGTGAAGCATCAAAAAAAGTAAAAGAATTAGGATTATATTAAATGTTATTTTAATTTATTATGATTAATATAAGATCATTATTTTTTTGTAAATATGCCACCAAAAACAAAAGCACCTAAAAAGGTGATATCTAAAAAAAATACGGTCGCCGAAGTTATTAGCCAAGAATCTCACGATTTTATTGATCTAGATAATTTAAGCGAATCTACAAAAAAAATGTATGATAATTTATCCAAATCCGCAAAAAAAAGATATAAGGAGGCTATGGCTTTTTTAGCAAGTGATGAGGCTAAATCATTAACCAGAAATGCAATTATTATTATATTAGCGGTAATATTAACTGGTAAAATTGGGATGTCTGCAGCAAGAGCCATTAATTTTTTAGCAAATGGTGGTGTGTGGTTGGGTATTGATGGTTTAGTTTTTGCGCTAAAAGCGCAATTGCCAGACAATATAACGCTACCAGAACTATATGAAAGCGTTAAACAGGTATTAGTTGCTGTGTTGTCGCATTTAGGAGGGTCAAACGCTAATAATAGAATGCCACCAGGTTATTTTAATTTTAGAGGGACTGGGCTTAAAAAGATAAAGGTGCCTAAAAAAGTAATACCACCGATAGAAAAAGAAGTAAAAAAAGAGGGGTTATATTATCAAATAACAGAATCTCCAACGGCAAAAAATTTTTATGATATAATTACCAGCGATGAGGCTATAAATTTTAGTAAAGAATTTGTAAAAGCATTAGCAAGTATATGGTTATATAGGACAGTTTATAATGCAGCAAAGCCAACACCCCCAGCAGTTGAGACCCAAACAGAAGCAACTGAACCAGTGCGTAGAGGTGTAGTTGTACAAGGGCGTAGAGGTGTTGTAGTACAGGGTCGTAGAAGTGATGATGACTTTGGGGTTGCTCCAGAAGATGTTGAGGAGTCTAAATCATATTTAGATGATGCTATAAGATCATCTGGTGTAGATATATCAAATTTATCAGAAGATGAAAGAGTTACTCTTCACGATTTTGCTGCAGTGGGTGAAGCTCCAAGTGCGTGGGAAGAGGTTATATCCACTAATAACCGAACTGCCGAATTAATAGAAAATCTTAAAAAAACTGTACATGATAGATTAAGAGCACCGGCCAAAGGTGAGGGTCTATCATTTAAAATATCACCTGAAACGAAAGAGATAGGCAAGGAAGCATTTAAGGCTTTATTACTTGCTGGATTAGCTGGCGCGGTAGGGCATTATTCCCTCAACTCTGCCAAAGATTATATATCTCCTCAATCTACATTACCTAGTGATCGCAATATTGAAGGTCGTACAAGAAATTGGACTAATGAGGTAAAAAATAGGCAACAAATGCATAATATATTAAGTGAATTTGACGACTTGAGCGAAGATGTAAGTAGTCTATCAAGTAATTTTTATGGATCATATGGATTAGGATTAAAAAAGACAAAAGACACCAAAGCCATATTTAATTATAATAATCCCTTAATATTAAAAATTAATGCTAAAATTAAAGAGGGTATTAAATATATTTATGATAAATCACCATCTAAGGAGACTATTTTATTATTTATCTCAGTTCTATTTGCATTGGGAACTGCTTTAATATTTGCAAATAGTCAACCATTAACTGATGCATTATTAAATGGAATTATGGATTTTAAAAGAATATTAGAGGATTGTGCACGTGGAGGAGTTACATTAAATAGTGTACAGGATTATGTTACTCACTATCTTGGGCAATTTGCAAGGCAATTTGGTGGTAAATTAAATAAATCTGATAAGCGAAAGTCTATAAAAATGGAACAGATTACACCACAACCAGACGGATTTTATGAAAAAAGAATTAAACCAATGGCAAAAAAAGCATATGATATTATTACATCGGATGAAACCATTACAGTCGCCAAGACATTAGCACAGCTTGTATTTTTATCTCTTATTATGTATGGTATAAAAGAAGCAGGAGTTGCGACATATGGAGCAATGACTCCATCGGAGGCCGATATGAGAACGGCAAGGCAGGATTTAGAAGCATTGGCGGATAGAGAAATTGCCTCGCCTACATATTATACCGAAGCAAGTGGGCGATATCGCGGACAAAATATAGAATATGATAAATCACAATACCCAAGAGAATATCCTCAAGACATTGGTGTAAATAGTAGATTGCATGAAGACTATAACACCCATACGGCGCCATCTAAAATAAATAGAATGCTGGCCGAGGCAGAGTCTGATATTTATAGGAGCGAACCAAAAATAGATAAATTGATCGAGTTATTAAAAAAAGAAGACCCAGTGCATATTAAAAATTTAATGTTAAAACATCCAGTATTGACGGATATAACCGGAAGAAAACCACATAAATTTACTACAGAATTTGCAGAGCATTTCCCAACCGAAGAAGAACTGAAACAATTTAAAGAAATACAAAAAGCATCTGGAAAAGGACTAAAAGAAGACGCAATTAAATTATCAAAAGATACTATGACAAAATTAAAAAAAATAGCAAAAAAAATATATGATAAAATTAAATCTGAGGAGGGGCAAAATGCTGTTAAGGGCTTAACTGTTGCCACTATAACAGCAGGTCTAGTCGCATTAATTCATTCTAGAATGGGTGCTCATACGTCACAATTATCCGCATCAGAATTAAAAGAACAATATATGAATAGGCTTGGAGAAGATATATTATTTCAATAATGTCACGCGGTATTCTCCTTTAGGAGAAACAGGCCACTCCAAAAATAAGCGAGTGTTTCATTCCATCAATTTATTTAGTTCTTTTATATTTTTTTGAATATTTCGATGTAAACCCCACAAAATATATGCTGAATATAAGCTTGCACTTGGGGTCAAATTGTCGATCAATTCTTTCTCTCTTGGATTTTTTTGAATTAAATAAATAAATATATCGTATATAGATATAATATTTTGTAATATCTTGTAATAAAATGCCAGCCAAAGAAATAGATTATTCAAAAACTATTATATATAAAATTGTATGTAATGATTTAACTATATCAGATTTATATATTGGGCATACTACACATTTTACAAGACGAAAAAATGAACATAAATGTAGATATAATGCTGATAATAAATTTAAAATTTATCAAACAATTAGAGAAAATGGTGGCTGGCTTAATTGGTCAATGGTTCAAATTGAAGAGTTTAATTGCAATAACTCAAATGAGGCAAAAGCAAGAGAGCGATATTGGTATGAGCAATTACATGCAACATTAAATATGTGCTTTCCTCAAAGAGATGGTTGTGAGTATTATGATCATAATAAACAAAAAATTACAGAATATCAAAAACAATATAGAGAATTAAATCCAGATAAAATTAAAGAAAGAACTAAAAAATGGAGAGAACAAAATAAAATTAAAATTAAAGAAAAGGCAAAACAATTGAGAGATCAAAATAAAAATATATGTTATAATTGCGAGTGTGGGTCTACAATTAAAGCAATTAATAAAGTCGTACACAATAAATCAAAAAAACATAAAAATTATATAGAGCATTTAGATAGTTAATTGCCTTTATCTTTAATTAATTTATTTAATTCTTTAATATTTTTTTTTATGTCGGTATGCCACCCCCAAAGAATATACATGCTATATAAGCTTGCACTTGGCTTAAGATTATCGATCAATTCCCTTTCTCTTGGATTACCATAATGCCTCATTATATAATTTTCTCTAAGTGCTTTATCGCCATGATCTATATATGTACCACGAACTGGATTCAATAATCCGAATGAATATTTATCACCATTTTCAAGAGTTACTTGAAACCTCTTATTTCTTTTTGTGCTTGCTTGTATTGATTTAATCTTTTCTCCCTTTCGCTCTTCCATTGTGAATGTTCTTTGAAAAACTTAGTATATCTTATATGGTCGTCTATTACCGTATAAATCAAAACTCCAGCAATTGTGAATATAATTGGATGTTTTTTAATCATTGTATATATATATAACATTTTATAAAAAACTTTACCTAAATAAAACAGAAATCCAAAGAATGGATTATATGGTTAGTGCAGAAGACATCAAAAAAATACTTGGTAATAATATTAAAATAATTAGATTTCCAGATCTAGTAAATTATAATTCTATGCAAGAAGTATTGCCATTTCCAAATGATTGTGCAATACTATTCTTTCTTGATGAAGTAACACCCACAAGCAATATAGGACACTGGACGGCAATTATGCGAAATGGGAAACAGTTTGAATTTTTTGATAGTTATGGTCTTTCTAGTAAAGAAGATTTAGATCATATTGATAAAGAAAAACGTGAAAAATTTGGAGAACAAAAAGATTATTTAAAAGAACTTGGCGGTAGAATGCTAACGCATAATTCTTACGATTACCAGTCGTGGAACCCAGCCGTGGCAACATGTGGAAGATATGCAATAATAAGATTATTAGCATTTCAGGCAGGCATTACTAACCCCAAAGCCTTTTATAAATTTTTGTCAGGGGCAAAAAAAGCGTATAATTGTAAATCATTCGACGAATTGGCGGTTATGTTAACATCAAGTTAAAATTTATCTATATTAGATAAATAAATATACTAATATATAATAAGACAAAATAAGATGCCAAAGATTGCAGTTGATTATTCTAAAACAGTTATTTATAAAATAGTTTGTAATGATTTAACAGTCACGGATTTATATGTTGGCTCGACTGTGCATTTTATTAAACGAAAGTGTCAACATAAATGTGATTGTAAAACATCAGACCTTAAAATATATAAAACAATTAGAGATAATAAAAATTGGGAAAATTGGTCAATGATTCAAATTGAAGAATTTCCTTGTGCAAATGGTAATGAGGCAAGGGCGAGAGAAAGATATTGGTACGAGCAATTAAATGCAAATTTAAATACTGTATACCCACAAAGGAATTTGTCAGAATATTATGTCGCAAATAGAAATAAAATTTTAGATCATCAGAAAGAATATAGAGATATTAATAAAGATAAAATTAAAGATAGTGCTAAAAAATATTATGATGAAATAAAAGATACTAAAAGACAAGAATATTTAAATAATACAAAAGACCAAAGAAAACAATATCTTGATGTGAATAAAGATAAGATTATTATTAAGAAAAAAGAATGGTATGAAAAAAATAGAGATAAAATATTAGAAGATAAGCGGTCTAAATATACTTGTGAATGCGGAACTATTTGTAGACACGATGTTAAAGCAAAACATTTTAGAACAAAAAAACATATTAATTATTTAAATTCACAGAAAGAAAAATAATAATAATATAACTAATTTATTTTTTTGATTAACTTTTTTAAAATGGCAGAATTATTTGACAATCTTATCGAAACTATGGGCGGTGGGATCAAGGCATATATGCCTGTTGAAGATGATGGTGTATCAACAGAAGAAGATATTGGTGGATCAAAAAGAAAAAATAGAGAAACCACGCAGTCAACCAAAGATGTATACGTAAAAAATATCATTAGGCTTAATGATAAACAACCAATTAAAATCAAAAAGAACGGACAATTCGATTATGATTTTCTCAAGAATACAGATAAGGTATTAGAAAGATTAACCCATCTGAAGCCAAACTCACAGCGAACATATTTGATCTCAATCGTTACAACTTTGCGAGGGTTAAAACAATATGAACAAATTTACAGTTTTTATTATGATCTTATGATGAAAGTTGCGGAAGAATTGAAGAAAGGCGCAAACACGAAGAGTGAATCGCAACAAAAGAATTGGATTGAACAAAGCGAAGTTAACGCCGTGTATGAGAGCTTAAAAGAAAAGGCTATACCATTACTAAATAAAAAGAAAGTAACCGATCAAGAATGGGCAATTATTCTAGATTTTGTTGTTTTGTCATTATACTGTCTACAAAACGTAAGGCGGAACCGCGATTATCAGTTAATGTTGTACGTGAATGATAAAAATTTGATTGAAAATACTGAATTCAATTATTATTTGCCCAAGTTGAAAAAATTTGAATTCAATCAGTATAAGACATCCGGGACGTATAACACACAAGAAGTTGATGTAAATCCGGAATTGGTCGACATCCTTGCAAAATATGTAAAATTACACCCTTTAAACAAAGGCAAAGATAAACAAAAGAATTTCTATCTATTAGTTAATTATAAAGGGGAGCCATTACTTGCGGTAAATGCAATTACTAGGATCTTAAATAAGATCTTTGGTCGTAATATTGGCGTATCTTTACTCAGAAGTATAAGTTTAACCGATAAGTTCAAAAAAGTTATGGAGGAAATGGACAAAACCGCATCTGAGATGGGTACTTCCTCAAGTACGGCAAAGGCAACTTATATAAAAATGGACAAATAAAAACACAAACTTCTTTTTTTTGTTTAATATAACTATTTCTTTTTTCAAAAGAAAGGAGACAAAGAAAAGCGACCGCTACGCAGTACGATGTCAAGATTAGGAAAAACAACCGCGACACATTCGCACCATGGATTCAAAATACAATCAGTATTAGTGCCAAAAGATAAATTTACGCGATCAGATGCGATCAAATATATAAGGGAACATTTCCAGTATAAAAAAATAGACTCTACGCAAAGAAAGAACTTTTATTCATTTAGACAGTTTGATCCGACGGAGAATTCGAAATATTTTACAAAAGTATTGGACAATGGTGTAGAATTAGTGTTTGAAAAGGCGCCGATTGGGAAGGACAGCATTAAGCCAAGAGATCGGAACAAATTGGAGGAACTCCATGGTGGGGCATTAAAAGTAAGTGAAATATATAAATTTATTAGTAATGGTTATACTTGGCCGGATCTAAAACCAATACAAGGATATAAATACATAAAAGATTTATCAAGCAATTTTCACCAAATATATGAAAACAAAAAAGAAAAAAGAATTATATTAAATTATACAGGAACTAAAGGAATTATTGATTGGCTTAATAACTTAGACTATATATTGCAAACATACACATTATGGCCAAGATTTCAAAATGCAAAGGCAATATTGGATAAAGTAATAAAATTATATCCAGAATATAAAATTACACTTGTATCTCACAGCCAAGGAGGGATTATAACAAGAGAATTATCGCGTATTTATGGCGATGAATTATTTGAAATAATAGCATTAAATCCAGGTGGCATGTCAGTTATTGAAGCTATTAAATCGACTACTGGGGATGGTAAAAGAAATAAAGAAAATGAGTATACTATTAAGTCAGAATTAGATTTTGCCTCATTTTTTGCAAAAAAGAATAAGAATGATATTGTGATCCCAAGAGAAAGTAATGATATAGTAAAAGAACATACAACCGAAATATTATTCAGACTTAATCCAGATCTGGAAATTGGGAGAAAAAAATAAAATACAGAAATTCAAAATACAATATCAGAGTTAAAGAATGGCAATTTTCGAAGTCTTACTGTTTTTCTATAACAGTCTTGATATGTTTTATAATGGCACAACATTGTCGCCTCGCTGTTTTTAATAATATCGCAATCTATTGCTTTCATTTCTCTTTTTTTTGCATTTAATCTTCTCTGATAAAATTTACTATACTCATTGACTTTATCACGGTGGGCATTATTCCACTTTTTAGTTGCGGTTAATCTTTGTTGTCTTAATTTTTCATATTTTTCTTCAATTGATAAATATTGTGGAATTTCCATGTCCTCCTTGCTACTATTAGAATTGATTTGCATGTTTTCTTAAAATACAAAAAAATTATGTATATATATCAATAGATATTTTAATATTTAATATATTTAATTCAATTTTGATTCTATATAGTCTAATTGGCCATTATAATAGTCTTTATCGGTTATTGTAAACCCCCCGGAATTAATAGCTTCTTCAAGTTTTACAAATCTTAAAAATGATTGCAATGTCTCTTTTATCTTATCTTTTATTTTATCTTTAAGTATATCAAAACCTTCTAATAAATTCTTTATATTACTATAATACTGTATATCACCTATTGAATATAATTCATACGATGGCTCATAATATATACCATCCGCAATAATCATTAAATGAATAGTTTGTTTTAAAATTGGGGTTTGATCAATATCATCAACACTCGCTTTAATAATATTACACCCAATTACAGCCTTTGCTTTAACATCAACAGTTGGAAAACTTGCTTTAATAATATCATATAATGTTTGAGTATTGGTCATGCACATTTCTTTTATATTATTCATTTTCTGATATTCTCGCATTACTCTACAAATTCTTGAAATTTCTAAATGAAACATAGTATTTTTTATAATTCGCAATGCTAAAACATTGATGTATATACATATAATATATATTTTTAATATAATATTTAATATTTAGTATAATACAGTATTATCGCACAATAAAGCAATGTATATACTTGGGTAGAAATCATAGCGAATGGGAGGCAAAATATGAGTATATATTGTGTATATTGTAATATTAAGATATAATAAAGCAATCATGATAATAATTTTGGAATGGGATGCAAATTTGATATTCTTCTAGAAATGAAAATAAAAATCGATCAAAAATATTATTATTCTGAGAAATTATATTTTCTAAATATATCTTGTAAAGTTCATCAATTATTAGTTATATTGCATTATTATAGCTTAATATTACAATATACACATTATATCTATCATATTTTGTCTCCCAAACACTACTTTTTATACCCAAACACATACTTTTATTTCCCAAACATATACTTTTATACCCAAACATATTTTTATACCCAAACATAATTTTGAATTAAATAATATTATATTAGAAAAATAAAATTGTATAAATATATATAAATAAATATTTTTGTATTTTCTAAATTTTCAAATTCAAAAAAATGATGTCTTTAAAAAATTATCTAAGAAAGTCTATTTTAGTTGGAGTAAAAATGATTGAAGACTATTCAATTCCATATTTTACAGCAATCTTAAAAGCTGATGAAGTTGCGCCTAAACGTAAATTATGGGATACTGATGTTGCAAAAATGGAATCTTATATAAGATCATATGGAGGAAACGTAGAGAAAGAATGTATTTATAATTTTGGCATAACTTCTGATTGTGAATATGGCAGATTATATACTGATAGAGGATTTGGACAATTATGGAGTTCAGTAAAAAATACGGTATCACATGAGCATTATATTGATATTGATATGGTAAATAGTCAGGCAACTATTATGTGGCAAATGGTAAAAAAAGATCTTGATATGAATGAGGACTTTTTACCACAATTTAAAAAATATATTACATTTCGAGGTCAATATTTAAAGGAAGTTATGGATCACTATGACGTAAGTGAAAGATTAGCAAAATTATTATTTACATCGTTGATGAATGGTGGTTCTGTATATGGTTGGAAGCGTAATCATGAAGAAATTACAAGACATGGCGATATTCCTGAATTAAACCAATTTGAAAAGGAAGTTGAATCTATTGTAAGCACTTTTCATGGAAAATTCCCAGCTATATATGCAAAAGTTGTACATGATTCAGATTTTCAAGAAGTTCATACTAATATACGATCAAAAGTATTTTCAAGAGTTATAAAAAATATTGAAGCATTATGTTTAGAAAAGTTATATATTAGATGTGGATGCCCAAAATATGGGAGTTTAGAACATGATGGCATGCGAATTAAAAGAAATTTATTTCTTGAAGAAGAAGGTGGTCAGTTAAATATAATTGATGTTCTCCATGGAACCGCTGAAGATATTAAAAATGATAGAGATCTAGGATATGAAGTTGAATTTATAATAAAAAAACCAACAACGTTCCTAGATATGGCCGATCTATCTGAAGTTGGTGGTTTTGACATATTTAATGGTGATTATTTTGAACAACTTATAACGTATGAAGATAAAAAAAGATATTTTGAAGTATTTCATTTTAAATCTATGACACCAACGCCAAAATATAATCATTTATGTTGGATTGAACAGTATTATACAACATTAGAAATTCACGAATGGACAAAAACTCATATTATAGAAGCACATGAAAATAGATATTTTACAGAAATGGTAACAACAGTAAAAAAGGCAACTAAAACTAAGCCAGAGATTAAAACAACTAAACCAGAAAAAGTATTATTTACAGATAGGTGGATAAGAGATAAAAATATTATAACATATAATAGAATTGATTTTATACCATACAATAAAATATCATCAAAATTAAATTATTGGGATGGTAATAATGATAAAGTTGCATTTAATTCATTTTTAGGATATTCAATGAAATGTAATACTCCAATCCCAAAAAATAGTGATAAATTATTACAAATTTGGACAGATTTGGTATTTGAACTTTGTGGTGCAAATGAGCGATTTTATAATTTATATGTAAATGCATTAGCTGATAAAATACAATTTCCAAATAAAAAATCAAAGGCTGGCTGTTTTATTTTTAAATCTCCACAGGGTGCTGGTAAGAATATGTCATTAGCTCCATTTGAAGTTATTTTAGGTGAATACTATATTTCTTCAAGTGAAGAGAGAGATTTTTGGGGAACTCATGCGGATGCTTTTTATAGAAAAATAATTATTAACCTAAATGAAATGCAGATGAATAAAGATGGGCTAGAATGTGAGGGTAAAATAAAAGCATTTATCTCTGAAGAATGGATGACAATGAACCAAAAGTTTAAAAATTTAAGGAAAGTTAGAAATACCGCATTGCCAATATTTTACACTAATAAGCAAAAGCCATTTTCAATAGATTTTAAATCTGGTGATAGAAGATTAAATGTCGCAGAATCTACAAATAAATATATAGAACTAAGTAAATCTCATAATAAAGATGCATTTTGGGGTGAAATGAATACTATATTTAGATCTGATAAATTTATTGCAACATTTTATGACTTCTTAAATAAAAGAGATTTATCAAATGTAGATTGGTCTCAAGTTAAAACCGATGCATATATGGAAATGGCATTTCAATATCATACATCTGATATTTTATTTATTTGTGATTGGATCGAGAAAACAATAAATTTCCATACGGCAATGAATACCGCCCTAAGTAGAGAAGATCCATTTCCGACAAGATTTAATATAAGTACTGTATTTGAAAAATATAGAGAGTTTTGTAATGAATTTAATATTAAACCTGAGCATACATTACCACAGCATAAATTTATGGCAAACTTAACAGATTTAAAAATTGGTATTACAAGCAAAAAGAGTTCAGTTATGGTATTCGATATGGATCTAGAAAATGTAAAAAAAATACTAATCGAAAAACAATATTTAAAAATTGATATAGAGGATGCGGATGATGAAGAGCCAGCGAATGCGAATGACAGGAAGAAAGAAGATGTGGAAAAGGATAGCACAACATTATGTGATATGTATGGATTAGATATTTCAGAGTTTATTTAGAGATTTAAATATAAATAGTAATATAACTAACAAATTTTTATTTTTTTGCGATTGTAGTTAGACAGATTGAAATGGAACATAAGTTGGAAGTACTTGATACACAAGATATACTGGAAATACTAGATCATGTTGCAAAACTGGATCCCTCAGATCATGTCGCAAAACTGGAGCTATTATCTGAGTGGGTTCAACTAGAAGTAGACGACTCAATAAACTCGCTAGATCCTAGAATTAATAAATATGAAATGTTTGTCGAACAACGTAGAATTGCTGTAAAAAAATGGCAAAAAAATAACAAAGGGCAAGTAAGAGCATGGCAAAAAAAATACGCACAGAAAGAAAAAGAGAGATTTGTACAATATGCAAAAAACTATCAAATTGCAAATAAAGATAAATATAATGAATATCAAGTTAAATATAGAAATAAATTAAAAGAATATAATAAATTGGCAAAAATATTTAAACAATTACCTTTTCACATTTTACAATAAGTTTGTTTTAGTTATGCAACAAAAAATATCATACATCACTGAAAATATTCAATACATGAACAAAGACACAAAAATTATATTATTAACTATAATAATGAATTATATTGAAAATGATGACGACCCAGAGATTGCCGAACATAACATTATACTTAGTGATTCCGGCGCTGGTGTGTACATTGATTTAGATAAATTAGATCAAAGTACTATACAATATATTTATGATGTTATTTATAGAAGAATGACGGTTTTAAATACCAGACATAAATGCTAATAATATTATTATTTTTTATTTTTTTCCAAATCTTTTTACTGGAATAATCATTTTTTCAGTTACCATAACCATTGGATACGATTTAACGACTGTAATTGCTCTACCTTGAATATCATCAATTTCTTCTATTTGATGGCGAGTAAAATTTAAGTACTGCCCTAATAAATAATTCCTTGCTCGACCAGAAAGTGTTGCTGGGAAGAACACAATTGCATGAGCTTCGTTTAATATCGGTTTTGTCTCAAGACCACCGCAAGCAATATGACTTAAATAAATTAAACTAACATTATCGTGTCTCCCAGTGTTAAGAATTTTGCCCAATAAATCTCGCAATTTTGCTTTCATTGCCTTTGCAGTGATACAGTCGCAGTCATCCATCACCACGAGGCTGTTTTCAAAATCTTTAGATGTTAAATCCGCGGTGAGAAATTCTTCATCTAATTTAATTCTTTCAATTCCTTTAACGCGTTCTATACTACTATCGCTATCAACATACGACATTAAATAAATTGGGTTTTCTGGGTGCTGTTTTTTATATGCATTTGCAAAATCTGATGCATACCATGACTTGCCCGATCCACTCGCACCCACAATATATAAAATGCTTCTTTCGCGCGATTCGTCTGGAATATACATAAATTTCTCACCAGCCTTTAAATATAACTCTGGGTAGTTATTTCTAGCCCCTGAATGCTCATCTAGAAACACTTCCGTATCTTTCTTTTTTTTACCCTTTCCTTTCTCTCCCTCTCTTACAATTTTTGCAATTCCTATTCCCTCTGATTCGAAGTTGAAACTCATGATCACAAAAAAACAATGTTATATAAATATATTTTTTATATTGATTTATTTAATTATTTAAATATCATTCTTGCTTTTGATCGTTTTATTGAATTTCTTTAATTGCCGACGCACAACCCCCCCATCCATAACCATAACTTTATCATCTTTTTCTAACTCCGCATTCTTTTTCTTTAAATTGCTCTCAATAATTGCCATCATGGCACCAGATTCTTTTTTAATCGAGTCATTTTTGTAATAGCCACGGCTTGGGTTTCTTAAAAGCATAGGCATTTTTGTCTTTTCTTTTCTTTCTTCTGTATATATACAATCATAAACAAAAAAAAATAATTATTAATCAATATTTAATTGTATGCTGTAAATGATGATCCAGTCCAATAAAATATTATCTCACCAGCATTTGTTGTGATAACAGAGGCAAATACTGTAATAGTTGCTGAAGTATTATAAGTAATAACTCTATTTACAGAACTGCCGTGTACCTTAATAAAGAATCCAGCAGGAACTCCTGAAAGGCCAGCATTTGATATTGTGAAATTAGCAGTTGCAATATAACAAGTTCCATTATTGCTTATAGTAGGTGTAATAGTTCCAGCACCTTGAGTAATAGTTGTATAACTATTTGGGCTATATACATCGGAGCCATTAAAAGCAAATGGTTGAATTAAAGCACCATCGCCTGTGTCAATTATCACCCCAGATTCTCCAATAATTAAACTCTCTGTATTAACTGCAGAAATGCTGTTTGTATTCACACTGAGAAAATAGAGCAATTCTGTAGGAGCAAATGCCCCAACTGGGTTAACTGGCGATATGGTCAAAGGTACAGCGGTATGTAAATATTTAAATGGTGTAGGATATGAAGTATCATACATGTAGTAATAAATATATGGAATTCCTGCGGTGATTACTGCTGGAGCTGATGCTGGAACATATGATCTACGAGAATTATAAAATCCGCCAGGGGCTTGAGCCGGTAAAGTATATACAGATACGAATGGCTTTGATGTAGTCGTCAAACTTACAAATGTAAAATAAAATCCTTTAAGATTACTAACAACATATGAACTTGGCTGAAACGAATTAGCCCATGATATATTATTATACGATGAACTTATATTTTGATAGAACCAACCATTAAATCCTGATTGAGTAGCTGCCGCGGTTGGAATCATTGGCGGTGATGATGGTAATGCCCCATAAATTGTTGCGGAATTAGCAACTCTTAACGGTGATGCATATTGTAATTTTTGAATGCTTTGAGTATTAGTAATTACTTGATTACTCCAACCATAATTTACACCACCTGAAGAAATTAATGCCTGACCAGTTGCACCAGATGGAACTTGAAACCCTGCACCAGTTGCACCAGTTGCTCCAGTTGAACCAGTTGCTCCAGTTGAACCAGTTGAACCAGTTGCTCCAGTTGCCCCAGTTGAACCAGTTGCTCCAGTTGCCCCAGTTGCCCCAGTTGCTCCAGTTGCTCCAGTTGCCCCAGTTGCCCCAGTTGCTCCAGTTGCTCCAATTCCAGAAACAGATACACCATTAAAAGTCAAATCCGATGTTGATAAAATAGAAGTATTAGTTCCATCATATAGTGTTAATGTTCCAGCAGTTGCATTCAAATTTGCAGTCTCAATAGTTCCATTATTATAATATAATGATGTTAAATCTGATCTTGAATATGTAGTTTCAGGTTGATTAGATAATTGGATAGTTGGGTTATTTTCTTGTACAGATAGATAAACAACTGAATTTATCCCATTGCCTGCACAAAATCTATTATAATTTTGTGCACCATTAGTTGGTGGTTGAAGTTTTGCCCTATAATTTCCTGTACTATCATATACACTTACATTTTCACCACCAAATATATTAACTTGATTGCCAGAATCAGTACTTGTAAAATTCATTTGACCATCTTGTAATAATATAGATGCTAAACTTCCAGAAGCAGAAAATGAGCCAGTAATTCCAAGATTATTAACATTAGTAATATCAAAATTATTAGCATTCAGATTTTGAGCTAAAGTTCCAGAAAATGTTCCAGTTGCTCCAGTTGCTCCAGTATCTCCAGTAGCCCCAGTATCTCCAGTATTTCCAGTTGATCCAGTAGCACCAGTGGCTCCAGTGTCTCCAGTAGATCCTGTGCATCC